CTCTTTCATCCTGACAGAGTAATGCAACCGATGCTACTTTCATTCCCATATCATACAAATATTTAGATAGTTTTAACCTTTCACAGTTTTCATCAACAATAGTTTTACCACCAGATAAACCAAACACCTGTCCTTGAAAAGCTCCTGAGACACCTGTTGTACAGAGGTCTTGTGAGTAAGACATAATACTAGGAGCTATCGCAGAAGCAGGAGGTGCTTCACTTTTTACGTTTTGATTAATCGTTTGCGTACTATTCGATTCATTTATGTTTCTATTGGTGTTATCAGATCTTGAGTTATTTTCGTTTACGTTTCGATTATCTGTTGTAACGTTTGAATCAGAAGTTGATTGATTTACGTTAGTGTTTGAGTTCGTATTATTCGATGTAGAAGTCGAATTATTTGTATTATTAACATTTTGATTAACCGTTGAATTTACTGTTGAATTAGAAGTCGAAGTATTAACGTTAGTGTTTGAGTTCGTATTATTCGATGTAGAAGTCGCTGTTGATGTGTTGATATTATTATTCGTGTTGGTGTTGACATTAGTGTTCGAATTCGTATTCGTTGCTGTCGTTGTCGTTGTATTGGTATTAACGTTAGTGTTATTGTTGGTATTCGAATTCGTGTTGGTGTTGGTATTAGTATTCGTGTTGGTGTTGGTGGTCGTTGTTGTGTTTGTTGTATCTAAACTATTATTTTCACAATACTGAGAACCGTTTGTACACGCTGTGCCAGACTGTTGGCTCGATTGAGAACTAACAGTAATGGAAAACATACTAACCATTATTATAGCTAACATAAGAAAAAGCCAAGAAAATGTTTTTTCTTTGTTCATTATTCTTCGCCTTTAAAATTTTTACTCTGACCTGATGTTCCTGCATATATACCAAATACAGCAGCCATAGCTCCAACAACAATAGAAACAAGACCTGCTTGTTCTAAATTAGGTTCAGGTAATTCCATAAACCATATAATTACTTTATATAGTAAAACAATATACACACTAACAAACACCCTAGGAAAAATACGCCAAGCGTCTATAGTTTTAGCAAGATGTACCCATTTAATAAAAGGGTTATCTCCATCGTTTTTAGAACTTACATCTATATCAAGTTCTAATTTTCTTTTTATTGGTTCTTCCATATTACACCTCTACAGGAACAAACTGTCCTAACTCTATTAATTTTAATCTGTTTTCTAAATGCTCTGCTTCAATATCTGTTTTGCTTTGACCAAAATATTTAACAGCAAGAAATTTAGTAATCATTTCTTCGTTAATATCCACACCGTCTACAATAACAGCTCCTAAAACCCGTCCGTATTTACCCTTAGAGTCTTTAAGTTTAGATTGTAAAACAACCACGTCACCGTTATTAATTGAATCTTCTAAGAATTTAGCCGCAAGTTTACCTCTGGCTTTTTCGTCTTTATCTCTGGTTCTTGATTCAGGCGTATCAATCCCATAAAGACGTACACGACACTTGTGAAGAATAGAAAACCCAAGATCAAGGATAACGTCAATAGTGTCGCCATCAACCACCCTAGTAACTGTGCAATTATATTCATACATTTAACATTTCCACCTTCTTCTAGCTGCTTTACCTCGTTCACCTTTCCAACCTTTTGATCTAGCACAGAATGATTTACGTCTTTTTGCTGCTTTACTGCCCTTTTTAACTTTACCTGTAACTGCTGTTTTTAGTTTTGACCCAGGATTTTTACGTCGATAAGCCGCTACGCCTTTTTTAGTCATACCCGCACCAGACTTAGTAGATCGGAAGTTAGCTCCCTTACCCTTCGTAGTACGTCGTATAGACTTTTCTTTGCGTTTCTTAGGCTTAGCCATTACTTTTTCTTTTTAGGCTTCTTAGCGGTCTTAGCGGAACGTTTAAAAGCTGCTGCGGTCGGAGCACCTTTAGCTCCTTTCTTTCGCATTTTTCTGCCTTCTTTACGCTTTTTGTTTATATTGTAATATAAACCTTTTTTAGCTGTTCGACCGTCTTTGGTTTTATGGGTTTTACTTTTTCTTGGCATTACTTCTTCCCTTTTTTCTTTTTCATTTTCTTAGCATAAGCTTTTGCTGCTGCTTTCCCTTTAGGGGTATATGAAAATTTTTTCTTTCCTACTTTTGGCATTATAATCCTCCTTTTAATACTCTATCTCTTAACCTAGTCGCACGAGGTCCTACTTGTGTAGCCCAACGACTATCCATCATCTCAACTGCGGCAGTATTCCAATCTTGTTTTTCTATCGCAGTTAAAAACTTTTGAAACTTTAATAACCTTGTAATACCTAAATTAAAACACATATTAGCTAATACACGTTTTATATCTTCAGGCTGACTAGACGCCCAAGGCATATTTCTTTCTAAATCAGCAAATACAGACTCTATATCTTTTTCAAAACATTCGATAACTCGTTCCTTTGATACTGGGGTTCCAACGGGTTCTCCGTGTTCGGGATCGCTTTCAAGTACAAGGTGACCAATACCAAAAGTAGGATAACCCAAATGGTCATTGTAAATTTCATACACACAGCCTTCATCAAACTCTAATTCTTCTCTTAATTTATTAATATCCATATTTAATTTACTCAAAGTTGTATTGTAACGACGCCACCAAGAGTAACCGTTACATTTCCTAATTCTGCAGACGCTTGAAAATGTGTTTCGTTTCCTGAATATAAATTCACCCATTTTTCGCCTGTCCATAACTGTAACTGATTACTGGTTAAATTCCATATAATATCGCCACTATTAAATTTATTTTCATTACGTTGAGTTTCGTTTACTGTAAGTGTGGAATTTACATCGACTTTATTTAAACTTAATTCTAATACTCTTACTAAACGATTAAATGTTTCAGAAGAAACTTCACCAATAGAAATCGGTAATTTAGTTTCTAATAATTTACCCATTATCTTCTACCATCAGGTCTAAAATCTAATCGCATTGCTCCGACCCTAAAACCAACACCATCTTCATCAGATTCAATACGAAGCACTGCTTGTCTACCTCTTACTCTAGTGTCTATTTTTGTTGTATTAGATGTACAAGTACTTGTTACCGCTGTTGTTAGAGCTTCTCCTGGAAAATTTCTACGTTTTAAAACAAGGTTAACCGCTTGTCCATCAGATCCTGTTGCTGCTGTGCCTGTAAATTTAATATCTGGAATAATTCTATTGATGAATTGAAAGTCTCCTCCTCCTGGATCGATATCAAAATCACTAGATTCAATAAATACATCAGTCATAGGTAAACCATCATTATCATTACCTACTTCGTGATTATAAACATAACCAATATCAGAAGAAGATAAAACAGCTTTAGGATTATCAAAAACACCTTCGTCTAACCAAGCAGTTCTAGATAAAGATCCAATAGTCCAAAGATTTTCTTCGTAGTTATAAACCACGTATCGGTCAATAACATTAGAATTACCACTACAATAGAACCAACCTACTTCATCAAAAGCTTTATTAACAAAACTAAACGCTTGATAACTTTGTGTTTCGTTTAAATCGCTAAAAACATAATTTTGTACGGTACATGGTATTTCTTGAACAGCTCCATTATAAGCATAAAAACCTTTTTTATCCATCCAAAAAATACCTTTAGGAGTATTTACCATACCGTTAGGGCTTATTAAACCTACTCCTTCATTTACTAAATTTAATCCAAATGTAAAAGGCTGTCCTATAAAAGACATAGAATATAAAGCAATATCCGTCCAAACTAATATTTCTTGTTTAGATCTTAAAGCTCCTACAATAGAAGACCCCGCAGAAAGTCTAAGAGAACCAGCAGTGTTTGTAGCTAAAGGTTCCCATTGTGCTGCATTTTCTTGATCAGAAAAAGCAATAAGCATTGGATCAATAGAACCTGTTCTTGCTGTACCAGAAGCATTTAAAGGATCCGCACCAAAACAAATTACGTGTCGATCGATATCAGATACTAAAACTTGTAAAGCTAACGTAGGAGGAAGATTAGCTCCTGATAAACTTGAAAGAGCAACAGCTCTCGTAGTAAGCCCGTTAGATTCATCCCAATAAAACACACCTCCTCCTCGAGGGTTTATAATTAAATCTTCACCAAAATTATCATGAGACCATAACCGTAACTGGTTTATAAAACTAATCGATGTTATTGAACCCCAAGTACCTGCTGACCAAGTACCTGCTCCAAAACCTGTAGAAGGCACATAAGTATTAATTCCTGTATTTATTTGATATGCAGCATCAGTTGCACTGCCGCCATTGCCTGAATCACTAGCATTTGCTGTAGCAGAAGCAGTAAACGTATAAGTGTTCGGTGAGGGTATAGAAGTTATTTGATGTTCTTGATTTAAAACTGCTGCGGTAATATTACCACCTAAAGATACAGCATTAGAAATAGTTACAAAATCATTCATAACAGCCCCATGAGCTGTATCTGTTGCTGTTATAACAGCACTACCGTTAGTAGCTGCAAACGTTGTAACATTTTCGTCTGTTGATCTTATAGGAGTTATATCATTAAAACTTGCTCCTTCTAAAATATAATATTTTAAATTAGTACCTAATCCTAAATATTTTGTTCCGTCTAAAGCAACCCATGCATGTAAAGCTCTACCCGTTCCTAAAAATGAATTAGCAACACTTTTAGCCCATCCTCCTATTTTTTCAGGAAGACCTTTTCTAAAACGAACTAAATTAGAATCGAACCAACCACCTTCGTTTGAATAAGCTGTTCCTTCTTTGTTGATTCCAGGTTTAAAAAGGAACTTTTGTAAAGGCATCTAACTATCCTACAATAATTTATCAACGCCTAAAGAAGCCGCTGTTAAACCATATAAACCCCAGAGAATAAGTTCAAGTCTTTTAAACTTAGCAGAACCTTCTTCTAGACGTTTTTCGATATGTTCATATCTTATTGCACATTGTTTTTCATGTGACTCTAGTTTAATTAACGCTTCTTTTGCAGTAGTCATGAGTTATTTTTCTTTTGCTTTACCTACATTAATTGCACACCAATCAATTAATTTATAAACTTTGCCAAGCATTTGGTCATCTTTTGGTGTTGGTGTTAAAGCACAAACTAAAGACGCTCCTGAAATAACCCAAGGGGCTATTTGAATTATTTTTAATATCATATCTAACATAGTTTTCTCCTATAAAGAGTGGTTATCACTATTACCGATCAATAAAACAAGTGTGCCTGAAAATATAAACACACCTACACTTAAATTAATTATTTCATAAATCATGAAGTTGGTGGGGTTGGAAACTCACCAAGTGGTCTTACTGGTGGTGTAGCATCGTTATACACATATAGTGCTGCTAAAGCATCTACATTTGCAACTGCATTTATTTTTGTTCTCATGTTTGACGCGGCAGTTCTTACTGCTACTCTGTAATCTAACCAATCTGAAGGTATGGCTTTAGAACTTTCTACATTTCTAACTACCATCCAATCATTAGGCTGTAACAAGCCATAAGCTTGATTATCTATTGTTTCAGAGTGAGTATATTTTAAACCTCTAGTAACAACTCCATCAGTTGTTGTATCATCTAAAGCTCTAGCTGTAGCTGTACCATAAGTGGCTGTTACTGTCCCACCTGAAAATGCAAAAGACTGATTCGTATTAATATAATATTCAGGGTCTTTATAATTGGTGTTCTCTATTGCAACCTCATAAATGCCTATGGCTTCTAGTTCTGAGCTAGACCAAAGCATGAAGATGTTACTAGGATATTGAATATCTCCTAATGTTAATTTTGTTGGTCGTGTATAGACTTTGCTAACACTTCCTGATTCTACTAATGCCCACATAATTTACCTCGCTGTTGTTGGTATGCCTGTTGATGTTGTGAATGGATTTTCTGCAAATGCCATGTAGATGAATGTATGGTCGCTAAAATTTATATTATTATTAGATCTTAATTTAAAACCATTGCTTAAAAAATCAACCTTTTTAGTTGCACTTGTTCCTTGAGGATCAGATGTATTGGCGGTTAAATAATCATCCATTACATTTGATGTGCTTCTTGCAGAATCTATAATATCCCAATACATACCTGCTTGTGTTGATTTTATCATTAACCATCTAGGTTTAAATCCAAGATAGACAAATGTACCATCTGTACTGCTGTTGCCGACATAACTACCAAACTTGCTGTAGCCTTGTTTGGGAGCAAAAGCGTACATTAAATGAGTAACAGTATTTTGATTAACTGTGGATGATGAACCCAAAGTAATTACACTTGAAGTTGGGTCTGTATTGGTAAAAATAGTTGTTGCTTCTTCCATTTTGTCAGTTGCATTTAAAACTAAATAGCCATCTGAATTATTAAATGCTTTAAACCAAACAACCCAACTAGCTGCGCCACCTCTTTTTTTAGCAATTATAACTTCTGGTGCTACTCCCAATCCATGACCAAATGTTGTTTCTGAGCCTGTTCCTGTATAAGTAATAATGCTAAATCCAGCATCTTGATTGACTTGTACTGTAGAAGCTGTTGAGCCATCATTATTTGTAGCTGTCGTACCACCATTGGCTTTCCATTGCCATCCTACATAAGTAGCAGAATTATTATTAGTATTTGCACCACTTGAAACACTAAATCCATCAGAATTAAATGCACTTACAGTTCCATATCCTCCACCAGTATCTTCAGCAGCAGTTAAATTAGTAGAAAGTCTTTGGTTGACTCCTCTTGAAGAATCAAAAACAACATTGTGATAGGCAATGCTTCTACTTTTTACCCAAACCCAATCAGGTTGCATATCGCTATTACCATCGTTGGTTATGGATTGGCTAGAACCATTACCAGTATATAAAGCAGTCTGAAAATATGCTGATGGGTCGTCTATATTTGTATAAGCCATTATCCGTACTCCGCTAAGTTTTTAGTGCATAAGGCGTAGTAGCCTGTAGGTGGTGCGTATTCAAAAGTTCCGTAGCCATTGGCATCACTTGCTGCACTTGAGATTGTAAAATTTGTGTATCCACCAAAGTTCACTAACATAATTGGAACTGT